ATTTCATGGACTTTGACCCCTTTAAAAAATTTGTTAACCTCAAATCTGTGATTAAGAAATTTTGTCCAATCATGCCCTTTCAACCCGAAAGTACTGTAAGCGAACCTTCTCACGGCATAATCAAATCCTTTAGTCTTCTCATCTGAGGCATAAAAAGGATCATTTTCTAAGATATCAGAAATAATTAACCGATCAGCTCTATGATCATCAAAGTCTTGATAATCAGTCTTATTATTCCAATAATTTGCTTTTCCGGTTTCATAATCCTGCTCTAGTAGAATTCTTTCTACTGGTCTTAGTGGTCGTATCGCCACAGGAGTACCTTCAGTCTCAAATTTATTCATTAAGTTTAAAATCCCATACATAACTCTTCCTTGATAATGTTGGGGTACTTGAGAAATAGCAGACATTAAAGCCTCCCGTTTTGATTCACTCTTTTGATTTTCAGGTAAAACATACCTTAACAGCAATTCCTGACTGGTTTGAGTTGGTAGTAGATCTCGGGTAAATCTTACACGTAAGAATTCGAAACCTCCTTCATCAGGATTTTTTAGGGCAAAAGGGCCGACATATGGAGGGTCCAAATCCATACCAAAAACCTCTTTTGTATAAAATGGGAGATGCTCTCCCATCCTCTTAACTAAATCATCAACCTCTGGTTTCATAGAAACGAATGCAAAATCGTCTCCACAAAACATTGACAATAAAGGTAAGTACCCAAACTTTTTATTTAAAGTAAACACTTCTTCTTTAAAAAAGGCTGAAAGAAGTCCATTTCTTATAACCCAATTAACAAAACAATTCATCGTTCCAATGAATGGATGTCCACTGGGTGAACCTCGATTAAAAGAGACAATCATGCCTCCTAAAAGACCAATAGGATGAGTAGTATAACCAAAACATAGAAAACGTACCATCCTATCAAAAATTCTTCCTGGTGGTAAACATGTACGCAAGACTGCGAATGAAATTAACATGGGAATTAAATGTACAGTACTATCCCATTTTGAATAATCTCCATGTGTACAAACCCTATCAGGGTCTCTTACTAAGGAAGTCACTTCTCTCCAACCCCTATTAAACATATTTTTACCAGAATAAAAGGGGAACCTAGGTCCAGAATGTCGATAGAAATTAATGACATTTCGGAGAAGGAAATTAGTGAATAGCTCTATGACTGGAGAGCACATCCAAACGGGGCGAGATGAGAGGACATCTCCTGTCTTCTTATTCTTATTTTTCTTTGCACGGCCACCGGAAGCGTACAGAGAAACATCGAAAGGACATCTTCTATCGGATTTTAATAAGTTAGCTATAGCCACAGAAGTAGCTATAGTTTCATGAAGATAAAACCCTTTAGAAGTGCAACCATCATCTCTATCTAGAATACCTACAACTCCCGCAGTTTTTGAAGGTTTGATACCCCCAGAAATCATAATCTCTTCGAGAGAAAAATGCCGTAAATCAGGAAGATAAAGAGGCATTATATCGTCGATTTCTCTAACTGCATCGAAAACTGCTTTTAAGTTTATCCTAGGACTAGGGTCCGAATTTCTTTTAAAAGCAGGTAGGGAAGTAATAGAATTCCCAGTAATTCGGTAGGTTGATGAAGGATCTATCCATTCCTTCTTAGGAATGATAGCACTTCCCATTAAAAGAACTTGGTAGGCATTAGGTCGAATCCTTTGCCAAACCACTTTTCTTGAACCCCAATTTGCACCAATTTTGGTGATAACATTCAAATCTCCTTTAAAAACTTTAAAGGGTAGGTTAAGAAAAGCTCCTCTTTCTTGACTAGTTAGGGTAACACCATTAACTAATTTTAAAAAAGAGTATTTTGTTACTCTTACTCGTTTAAATACAAAAACG